TTATTTTATTTTTTTATATATATTCAGGGGTTACTAAAACGCTATGTAGTAACTTATTTACCTCAAGGTACTCGAGGAAGAATACTCATTGACCTGTAGTAACATGTGTAGTAACATGTGTAGTAATGAAAGAAGTTTCCTCAAGAGAAATACAATTAAACCTTAGTAAATATCTTTTAGAGTTGCCTATCGCTATTACTAAATATAATGTTGTTGTTGCTAGAATAGTTGGATTAGACACAGGTGTTGCAGCGGAATATATATCTGAATTAGAACAACGGATAAAGCAGCTGGAAAGCAATGTAGGTGTATCGGCAGTTAAATCTGAAAGTATGGTGGTAAAAAGAGAAGATAAGTATATTTCTCGTAGATGTGAGTTTTACAGGTATTGTTCTGAGTTATCGGTTGGTACGTTCACTATGGGGCAAATAATCGACGGTCAGTGGAAAGAACAACCTTTTAAGCATTTGTGTCAGAAGCATGCTGATTTTGTAGTAAAGGATAAACAGGCGAGTTGGGAAATATAAATAAATACATAAATTAAGTACATGATGTATACTCTCAACATATGCCTCCCAAAGGTTCTACCAAAAAGAAGCTAAATCTTTTTTCTCCCACACAGCCCCATGCTAACCAACAAATTGTTCTTGATGCACTAGATGCTGGCTCTCGCTGGGTTTTACTTCGTGCTGGTCGTAAGTTTCGTAAGACAAGTCTTATGGTTTCCTGGTTGATGGAGTCTGCTATTTCCAAGGGTCTAACTTGCCCATTTATTGCCCCTAACAGGCTACAGGGTAAGAACATTGTCTGGGACGATCATGTTTCAAGGGTACTCAATCATTTTAAGGAAATCGGCTTTCCCTATAAAGTTAATGAGACTAACCTTTCGATTGAACTACCATGTATTGATAATGGAGTTCCTGTATTTAGGGGTGGTAAGTTTCAAATCCACGGTGTTGAGAACAAGGAAGCTCTACGGGGTATCTCTAACTGGGGAGCAATCGGGATGGATGAGTACGACAACTGGGATGAGGACATCTGGCCCACCATTATCCGTCCTAATTTAATTCCTCATCAAGCCCCAGCACTGGTAGCAGGTACGCCACAGGGGTATTCTAATTTATGGAAGATGGAACAGTCTGGTATTTTCAAGTGTTTTCACTTTACCAGTTACGACAACCCTGAACTGGATAAAAAAGAACTTGACGATATGGTTGTTGAGTACAAAAAGATGGGTGAGGGCTATTTTAGGCAAGAGATTTTAGCTGAGTACGAGCGACCCTATGGAACTGTCTATGAGGAATGGTCAGAGACCAACTTTAGGGAGTTTGAATACGATCCATTTCTACCCCTGCATCTAACCATTGATTTTGGGGTTAATGATCCAACCGCTATTCTTTGGATTCAACCAAATGGGGGAGAGTTTAGAGTAATTGACTACTATGAGACATCTAATGCTTCGATAGAACACTTCGTACAGGTTATTAGAAGTAAACCCTACAAGAAGCCCGATCTAGTTACTGGTGATAGTGCCGGTAAGGCTCGATCAATCACCACCAATACCAGTCCAATAGAGGAATATGCTAAGAACGGTATCTACGTCAAGACTAAGGACGGTTTACAGATACCAGATCAAATAAGGGTTGCCCACAAATACATAAAAAGCCTGATGGTTAATAAGAATGCTTGTGAAAGACTAAGAGATTGTCTTATCAACTATAGATATCCTAGTAAGAGAAGTATCTTGGTTAATCAAAGTAACGAGGTTCCTATCCACGATCAATGGTCACATGGAATGCGCGCGCTTGAGTATTATTTTTCCAATATAGATGGTGGCGGAATGTTTAAGGATAATAGTGGTCAGAGAGCTATAAACCTAGCAATGAAGAAAAAATGGGAAATATAACGGAAAAAGAATACAATACGATCACCTACGGTTGGTCTAAGTATCGACCTAAGCAAGTTAAGTCTAAAAAAGAATATAGTTGGACTTGCCAGACGTGCGGAGAAGAACAACCACTAGAGGTACCTCATTATTTTGTTCCAATAGACCAAACCAGACATGAGTTTTTGCGTATCTGTTCAGTTTGCAAACATATCCAGTTAGAGAATAAACTAGGTAAGTACGATTATGCTAGAATTATTTTGATTGTAAGAAAAGAACTTCCCTATGGCTAAGAAAACAAAGATTGACTCCCACATCGAAGCTCGTGCTATCTCTGTAGAGACATCTAAAGTCATTGAAAAAGATGATGACACACTTTTAACTGAGGTACAGTCTCATTATAAACAATGGACTGAAGATAATCAGTTGAGAACCTTTCGTAAGGGTGGGTGGAAAGACATAATGGATGCCTATTGGGGTAAGTTACCTGATGACTGGCCCTTTATCTCTAAAACAGTTGATCCTCGTATTAGAACATCCTTGCTCGAGAAGAACGCTCGTCTGACTAATCGAACCCTCAAGGGTAAAGTAACTCCTAAAAAGGGAACTACTATTATCAAGGCAAGAATCAACGGTGCGGTGATTGATAATCAGTGGGACAACGCCAATGAGGGCGGCTCAATGCAACAAAAAATCTCTGCCTGTGATATGGATGCTCGTTTACTCGGATCAAAGTTTGCATATGTCTACTGGAAAGAACTACGAGACACCAAGGGTGAATTAAAGTTTGATGGCAACGAGATGAAGCCTATTGATGGGGATGACTGCGGTATTGACCCTAACTGCGAACATATTAGAAGTGCTAAATGGTTTCAACATCGAATGTGGATGCCTGTTGAACAGATTATAGAAAACAAAGACCTCTACGGGTCAAAATATGATAGGTTGATGAAATTGATTACAGTGGATAAGAAGAAGTTTGCACAAAAGAGACGTGACGTTCTCTATAATAAGCGAATCAAGCAGTTAAAAGGACTTGAGGACAGACTGGGGACAGATCCCTCGTTTCCTGTGATTGAATGGGTGATCGAATATCGAGTAGATAAGTGGATTATTTTTTGTCCAGACTATTCTCTTTTGATGTCGGTTGAAGATAATCCTTATGACCACCAGAACATTCCAATCTCCCAACTACGATATTACCCGATAAACGGTGACAATCTCGGTGAGAGCGAGGTTGAGTCTAGTCTGCCTCTATGGCGAGCTATCCAAGCATTCCTCTGTGCTTTTATGGATGAGGCTATCTTAAAGATGCGCCCACCCCTGAAAGTAGTCGAGGGAGCGGTCAGAATTGAGACAATCGTCTACCAACCAGAGGCAATGTGGCTAATGGATAATGTCAATGCTGTTACTGAGGTTGAGAGTCGAGCTGATTCAATCAAATACTTCCAATCTACTTACCCAATGTTAGTTAGTGCTTTTAACACTGCTATGGGTGATATGTCTCAAGGAACCTCTAATGTAGACCCTCTGAGTGCAGATAAAACCGCCACTGAGATTCGACAGATTGCCAAACAACAAAATACTAGAGACCAAAAGAATCAATCAGAACTAGCAGAGTTTTTGAAAGATGTTGTGGGAATGTGGATTGCTAACAACAAACAATTCTTATTCAGAGACCCAGAAAAGAAAGAACACTTACTACAGATTATGGGAGATGATAATTATAATTACTTCAAGCGCGAGGGAATGGATGAAATGATCCTACCAGATGAGGTAGCACAAGTTATTCAGGAGATTATGGGAAATACACTTGAGGCTGGTGGAGAGATGGATCCAACAACCCTACAAAATATGATCGAGGCAGGACAAATCCCCAAGTATCCTATTATCACCAATCCAAATGAGAAAGATCCAAATAAATTAGACATGAAGACCAAGTTGAGACCAACACAATTAGGAGATGGGGCAGACCTAATTGTTACCCCAGATGACACCGACGGAAGCTATGACTATATCCCGGACATTAAGAGTATGGAGTCTGGTGCTGGAGAACAGTTAATGTTTGCTCGTACTCAGGCGATTGCTCAAGTGACTAACCCCAACGTGCTACAATTACTAGCAGCGCAAGGAGTTAAGCCTCTTATAAAAGATCTTCTGATCGCAGACTTTGAGGACAAAGGATTAAACGATGCCAGCAAATACTTCGAAACCATCCAGTCTCCGCAAGGTCAAGCTACAGCAGGAACTGATCCCACTGGAGGCGTTCTATCGCCTGAAGCAACTCTCGGAATGGGTAACGTACCTCAAGCCCCTACTCAGCCATCAATTGACCAACAAATGGCTGGATCCAACCAAGTACCCCAGTAACGAGGAGTTTATCCGAGCCTATGATGCTATGTACGGCAGGGCTTTGGCTTACCAAGAGATTATTGATTTAATTGATTCATCTGAAACTAGAATAGAAGAAATAAAACGACAACTACAAGTAACTGAGAAAAGTTATGGAATCTAACTTACCCCCACTCGACTTTAGCCAAGAAGTTGAAGAGTATGAAGCCTACTCTGAATCTAAAGAAGTTAAGTTTATCAAGTGTCCTCATAAAAACACAAAGATTGTAGACGGTAAATTAAGTTGTACTTGTGGTGCTGCTTGGAGTGACAACACCAGCAACTTAGTTCTTCTACAAAAATTACTTTATTCTCGATAACTTGCAAACCTTTTCTACTTGGTGATATTCTCAAAAAATACCAAGCCGTATGCTCTGGCTATAAATAGAGCAATAAAAAACAGGTATACGAAAGGTACATCATGCCTGATGCACCACAAGGGCAAGACATTGAGGTTGAAGAGACACAACCCGCTTCCATGCCTGAAGCAGAACAAACGACAGAAGAAACTTCGGAGCTTCCAGATGATGCTTCAGAGAGAACCAGAGAGCAGTTTGAGAAACTCAGACAGCACAATGCTTCCCTCAGCGAGCGTCTAAAGGCACTAGAAACCCCGAATCCTGAAACTTCTGTATTCGATACGTTCCGACCCCAGGAACAGCAAACAAATGCAGTAATGCCCGAGTTTACCTTTCCAGGGATACCTCAAAATCAGGTGAACGACGTAGTCGCTGACTTTATTGACAAGGATGGATATATCGATGACAAGATTTTGAAAAGTACGTTGAGCGACCTTCAACAGCAGATTAAGGCTGCAAAAGAAGAAGCTGCAAATGTTCGTAAGAGTTACGAGAAAAGAGAAGAAAACGACCAGGTTAGGGTTACTCATAATAAGTATCCACAACTAGATCCGAAATCTCCTAGCTTTGATCGCAAATTCTTTGAACGTGTAAAAGAAAAGATGATTGTCCAGTTCGTAAATGGTAATCGTAATTTTCTTGAGGCAGCCGATGGAGTAGCGGAAGATTATCCGCTTAAAACTATCGCTAACACAGACGCTCAAAAGAAACAAAATCAAGTGCGTCAAATCAACGCTACAGGCAGCTCGACAAGTCGTAGTACTGCACCTAATTCATCTTCAGATGATGATGACTTGGTACGCAGAACTCGAGCAGGAGATAGATCTGCTTTAATGGAACGACTAGAAAAAGCAGGAATGTAATAATTTAAGGAATATATGACAGGAAAAAATACCTATAATGGTGTAAACGAAATGCGTGAGAGTCTACTTTCGATTCTCAAGGACGTTTCACCAAATGAGGACAACTACCTCGTAAGCAACCTCTCTACGGGTCCAAAAGCAATGCAGACCTATAATGAGTGGAATACTTTTTATCAAGCACGTTCAACAGGTGGAACTCGACGCAGTGAGGGCGCAGAAACAACTTACGCTGACCTTGCGACAGAGGGTCGTACTGGAAACTACACCGAGATTTTAGATGCCCCAGTTCGTGTATCACGAACAAAAGCCTCTATTGCCTTGGTTACTGGCGAAGATGCCGTTTCCAAAGAGAAAGAGCGAGCATTGAAGCGTCTTAAATCAGATATGGAGTACGACATCCTAAACGGTGCTGGTCCTTCTGCTGGTTTTTCAGGTGTACCTCGAGGAGCAGCTGGTATTCTAGGTTGTATTTCAACTAACGTCACCAACCACGGTTCAAATCAGTCCTTTACTGAGGCTGTTTTGAACGACATGATCCAGACATCCTGGACTCAAGTCGGTGCTGACTACGTTGCAAATCTTCTGATTGCACCAGTCGTTATTAAACGACGTGTAGCATCATTTGGTACAAACCTTACCCGCAATGTCCAGGCAACAGACAAGCGTCTGACCCAAGAAGTCCGTGTGTACGATAGTCAAGTCGGCCCTACCGTGATGATTATTGCTCATAAGGATATGCCATCAGCCCTTGTGACAAACAAAGTAGCTCTCTTACGAGAAGATACTTTTGCTCTGTCATTCTTGGTTGAATCAGGTGAGCCACATTGGGAAGATCGTGCCAAAGACGGTGACTATGTAAGCGGTACTTACATCACCGAGTTCAGTACAATTTCCTACGCTCAACGCGCAAGTGTTGTGGGTCGGGGATTCAGTACGACCTTATAATTTAGTAAGCTAAATTAACTAGATCGCCCCTTTCTATAAACGGAAGGGGCTTTTTGGTGCAACGCCTTGCGTTATATCTTTGATCTGCTATCATCACCCAATGCATATCAAAACAGATAAAGCATACGAGGTTCCATCTGAACCCGCATTAATTCTCACAGAGTTTCTATATCGTGTCTGGAATAAACTCGGACAACCCAATGATCCCCTTTCTACCACTGGAGGAAAACTAGTCGAGGCAATTATTCTTGCTTATGAAAAAAGTTACCCAAAAGAATGGCGAGAATGGTTACGGGAACGAGAAGATTACCAATTAAATGAGTTATCACTAAAAGAGCAACTAAAAACAGGACGCTCACTAGCTTCATATCCAGTATTCATCTACAACATACTTCATAAGATGTTTCCCGACACTGACTTTTCAAATAGAGAGTTTGTTATCAAGTTTGTACGGAAGTTTCCGATGTTTAGATTTGCAGGTAAGATATGATTAAATTAGCCGCTTGTTTAATTACCAAGGGGGATGAGGAATTAGATTATCTTAAAAAGGCAATCGAAAGCGTGGCACCCTATGTTCAAGAAGTCCATATCACGGCAAACGCTAAACACAAAGAAACAGAAATTTGGTGTAAAAAGAAAGGGTACGACTTCTCCTATCTCAAGTGGGACAAAGACTTTTCAGTTCAAAGAAATTTTAATTTTAGTCGGGCTAGTACTGATGTTGATTACATTTTTTGGATGGATTCTGACGATATTCTTGTTTCTGCTGAGGAACTTCCTAAGATAGCTCAGAGGGCTAAAGATCAGGAACTGGACTGTATCTATATGACCTACCTCTACTCCTGCACCTTTGAGGGAGATGAGAGAACCTTTGATAACATAAAGCGAATAGGCATCAAGCAAGAACGAGAAAGACTAATCAATCCTCGTAAAATGAGATGGGTTGGCAGACTACACGAAACACCCGTACAGTACGAGGGAGTCAAGTTTACCCATTCAGCCTATAAATACGGCAAAGATGACCCAATGGTTGTCTTACACACTGGCGCATGGACAGATGAGCCAAAAGAACTCTCTGTAGCTAGAAATATCCGTAATCAGGAAATACTTGAACTCCAACTAGATGAGGAAAGAGTTAGGGGCAAGGCTGACCCAAGGACTATTCTCTACCTGATGAAGATTTACGCCTATAGTGAAGATGATGAATTACACAAGAAGAATCTACAACTTGGACCCGAATATGTAGCTAACTCTGGCTGGGATGAGGAGATCGCTACTTGCTGGCTCTTAATGGCTAAATCGGCTGGATATTTCCATGAATGGGAAACTGCCGAGAAGTATATTTACCAAGCAATGAAGTCATACCCCAATCGGATTGAAACTTACCTACGATTAGCAGAAGTAGAGTTTTTCCTCCATAAACACAAGGACATGAAACACTGGATGGATATTGCCCTAGAGATGGAACAGCACCAGCATACAGCCTCAGTAGACAATCAACACTTAAACAGCTTACTGGCGGCTGAATTGACGGTTCGTTATTACTACGATGTTGAAAGAAACCTCCGTAAAGCGTTCAAGGCTTCAGAAATGGTCTACGAATTAAATCCAAACGAGATAACCGAGGAAAGAATGGAGACTTTACGGCAATTAGCCAACTTAGACATAGCTTGCGAACACGTTGATAAGCTATGCAGGTACTTCATTGAGCAAAAAGATAAAAGAGCCGTTTTAGACATACTACAGAGCCTCCCCCAGAGTATAAAGATGCAACCTTTCTCACTCAATCTGCTTAAAAAGTACCAGAAACCTAAAATATGGGAGAAAGACGAGATTTGCTACTTTGCTAACTTTGGCGGGCCAGCGATTGAAGAATGGAGTCCCCGTAGTTTAGAAACTGGTTTAGGCGGAAGTGAGACTGCTGTTATTGAACTTTCAAAGGAATGGGCGAAGTTGGGTTATAGGGTAACAGTCTATGGTGATCCAGGTAAAGACATTGGAGTATATGATGGAGTCAGCTACCTACCGCATTACTATTTTAATAAAAAGGACAAGTTCAACATTTTCATTTCTTGGAGAGATGCAACACTCTCTGATAAAATCTCAGCCAAGAAGTTTTATGTAGATCTTCACGATGTAGTTCATAGTGCAAGTTTCATCCCTAGACTGGAAAACATTGACAGAATCTTTGTTAAGTCATTAGCCCACCAAAAATTATTAAAAGGCATTGATGAAAAAAAGTTACAAATAGTGTCGAATGGGATCAGTTTATGAAAAGAAAAAATAAAATTGTGGATAAATCATTGGATAGTATTGTTCCAGTAGTAGCAGTGCCATATGTAAAACAGAAAAAAACGGTTGTGGAATTATTCTTAAATGAAACCCACCTCTCACAGTACATCGCAAAAAATCAGGATTATGTCATTATTACTGTATTCCCAAATGAGGGACATATTACAGGTATATTTATGTACTATGAATAAAACAATAAGACAACACAAGCTACTTTGGGCGAGTTCCTACGACAGGGGATTAATGTACTTACTTGATATGTGGAAAGACATACGCAAGAAGTTCCCAGATGCAGAGTTACATTGTGCCTACGGATGGAACACTTTTGATAAGCTGGCTTCAAACAATCCCGAGCGTATGAAGTGGAAACACGACATGGAGCTGGCTATGGAGCAAGAGGGGATAACTCATCACGGGCGTATTGGTAAGGTAGAACTTGGTGCGATTAGAAAAGAATGTGGAATACTTGCTTACAGTACAGATTTTTTTGAGATAAACTGTATCACAGCCCTCGAGTGTCAAAAGGATGGGTGCGTTCCAGTAGTAATGAATCAATCAGAATGGGATGAGGACAAGACATATACAGCTTTAGATGAAACCGTCTACGCTGGAGTAAAAGTTGAGGGAAACATCCGATTAAACCAGAAAGAATACCTTGAGGCTCTTATGGAACTAATGAGCAATCAAGAAGAATGGCAGAGGTTGTCAGACCAGGGTAAAGCAGGTTGTGAGAAATACGCTTGGGAGAATGTAGCCAAGCCTTGGATTGGAGAGTTTTCAAAGCCGTTGTCCGAACCTCTAGTGTCTATCTATACCCCGACAATCCGTAAGGGGTTTTGGAACTTGATGGCTTCCAATATCGCTGGTCAAAGCTATAAAAACACAGAATGGATTGTGGTAGATGATTACCCGAAAGACCGATCTTACTTGATGATGAAGATGTGCAAGAAGTGGGGCATTAGTGGTCAATACATCAGGGGCGGAAAGACTGACAAGTTCTACTACGGACTCTCTAGTGCTAATAATCTAGCCTGGAAGAACATGAACGGCGAGTTACTGATCTGCTTACAGGACTTCGTACTAATACCAAAGCACGGAATTGAGATGTATGTTGATCTCTATAGACACAATCCCAAGGCAATGATTGCGGGTACAGATGTCTACCACTTTCCCAAAGTTAAGCCTGATACCGATAGTGAGGACTGGTTTGGTGGAGAACTTGATGTAGTTGGTAGGTTTTCTTGGGAGAACCAGAGAAACTTGGGTATTGGTGTTCGTAAATCTGAGTCACCAATAGAATTAGAGATGAACTACTGCGCTATCCCTAAAAGTGTGATTGATTCAGTGGGTGGGTGGTATGAGTTCTTTAATGATGGTCTGGGTTTTGATAACACTGAGTTTGCGTATCGCGCCTTGGCTCTGGGAAACTCATTGCTGGTAGATGACACCAATGTAGCCACCTGCTTAGATCACTGGGAAGCCTTAAAAGAGAAACAAGATGAGCTTGGAGAGAAACGAACCCATAGATTGAACGATCCTCGGTACTACTGGATGATGGATAAGATAAAAGAAGGTAAACTGGGATTAAAGCGTGATGAAAAGGTTGATACGTTTAGACTGTTCTATGAGATACCCTTGACTGAGAGCCAAGACGGTGCGGTAGAGTGGATGCGTGAAAATACTAGTAGTATCCTAAAGACTTGGGAGAACATCCTATGAGGATTTTAATACCAGGAAGTCGGGGGCTTGTGGGTTCAAACCTCTATAAACGATTACTTGAAGAGGGTCATAGTGTTTATGGTATGGACTTAGTTGAGGGTTGTGACCTACGGGACAAAGTTAAGGTAGACGCATTGATGCAAAAGATATCTCCTGACTATGTCTATATGTTAGCCGCAGAAGCCTCTGAGTCTACTTCGCAAACATCTCCTATCCACATGACTGAGAATAATAGCGGTATATTTGTGAATGTACTCACTTCCGCTATCAACGCTGGGGTCAAGAAGTTCCTCTATACCTCAAGCGCAGCTGTGTATGGTGAAGCTAATGTGCCGTATAAAGAAGATGGACCGACTATCCCCAAAGATGTCTATGGGGTAAATAAGCTGGCTTGTGAGCAAATGTTGAAGATTATGGCTAAGGTTCACGGATTTAAGTACACCATCTTTCGACCTCACAATATCTATGGAGAGGGACAGAATATGTCTGATCCTACTAGAAATGTAGTTGCTCTCTTTATGAGGAATATCATTGAGAAGCGACCATACAAACTGTTTGGCAATGGAGAGATGAGGAGGGCTTTTTCATATGTTGGAGATGTGGTTGAGGTTTTAGTGGAAGCACTAAGTATGAAGTTCGACAACATCACTCTCAATGTTGGTTCGTGCAATGACATATCAATCAAAGAATTGTCTGATATGATACAGGAAATTGCAGGAACAACCGCAGAAATTGAGTATCTAAACGCACGACCACAAGAGATAACGATGTTTCTAGCAGATCACGAAACTCAAAACAATCTCACCTCTTACAAGGAAACGCCCATTAAAGAGGGATTACAAAAGACTTGGGACTGGTTACAAGAACAGCGATTACTACCAATTATTACTAGGGAGAAAGAAATACATGATACGAGTAGTTAGAGAGGCTGGTACAGACCTTTTATTTGCTGGACTCTTGGAGAAAGAATTGCTAAAGTATGACTTTATTGATGTTGATCTTGTAGTTGAAGGTCGTACTGGGGGCGAAGTACACTTTTCTCAAGACTGGCCCATTATAACTTCCGACAATAAGTTTATGTTCTACAGCCTACCGTCTTTCAAGGGTATTTTTGAGGAGAAGTTTGGAAAGAATTGTGCTTTAGTTACCTACGCCGCCGATCCCTTTTTTCATAAACCACTTAAAGTAGAAAAGACCTACGACATTGGATTTATTGGTAAAATATACTATGGTGAAAGAGATGAATACCGACAATTACTCTCAAGTAAGTTTAATTGCTTTTTCAAAGAAGATTTAGATGGTACTAAAATACCAGACATACTAAGCAGGTGTAAAATACTCTTTAATCACACTAGACCAGAGATAGATGTGAACCTTCGCTTCTTTGAGTCAATGGCATTGGGGTGTCAGGTAATGCTACGAACTCCCTCATTACATCTGTTTGCTGAAACAACAAATCACTACTGGGGATACTCAACTCCAGAACAATGTATTTCTGTTGTAGAAATGCTACTCAAGAACGACGATCTAAGAGAAAAGACCGCAATCAATGCAAGAAAACACTTTTTATCAAATCACACCTATGCTCATAGAGTAGCTTCTATCATTAGTAACTTAAAGGAGTTTTATGTTTAATCCAGGAGTAGATCCAATTTTATATGGTGGGGCAATTATAGGTTTAGAAGAAGTTAAAGCTATAATGGATTGTATCCTCACTCAAGGTGGGACTCGCTGGACAGTCGGAGAGAATAGCGTCCTGTTTGAGAAAGAATTAGCAGAAAAGACTGGCGTAAAGCGTGCTGTAGTAGTCAATTCAGGCTCTTCCGCTCTACTAGTAGCATTGACCGCTTTACATCTCCCCAAAGGCTCACATGTCATTATCCCAGCAGTTAATTTCCCGACCGCATTTAATGCAATCCTACAGTGTGGGTTAGTCCCATATGTAGTAGATGTGGACTTAAAAACACTCAACCTCAATTTAGAAGAAGTGAAACGCGCTACTACCAACGAAAAGATCAGTGCTGTAATTGCAGTCAATATCGCTTCTAATCCTGTTGATTATGAGAAGTTGAGAGAAATTGTAGGCGCAGATGTAAAGATTATCTGTGACAACTGCGATGGTTATGGGACTCTGGTTAATGACAAGTTTGTCGATACCTACGCTGATATATCCTGTGTCTCATTCCACGCAGCTCACATCATCACAACCGGTGAGGGTGGAGCTTGTCTTACCAATGATGAGGAACTTGCTAATAAATGCTTAAAACTGAGGGAATGGGGTCGTGCCTCGGGTACAGATGATATCTATGAGTATCCAGGCTTTCCAGAGGACTACCGAGAAAGATACGTTTACGAAGAGATTGGTTTTAACATGAAGCCACTTGAGTTGCAGTGTGCAATGGGACGTGTACAACTAAAAAAACTTGAAACATTTAGAGAAGCACGACTTAAAAACTATAGGCTGATGAGAGCTGTGTTTGCTAAGTATCCACAGTTTGAAATGATTGAATCACCAGAAAATGCAGAGGTTTGTTGGTTCTCTTTCCCACTACTGTGTACTGGTATTAAACGTAAGTTGGTTATGGATACACTTGAGAAAAATAATATTGAGTGTCGTACTATTTTCTCTGGTAATATATTGAGGCATCCAGCATATAAAGACACTAGATACACAGCTCATGGTGAAATGACTAACGCCGATATTGTAATGAGAGACGGTATGTTCTTGAGCGTACATCCTAGCATCACGCTTGAAATGATTGCGTTTATAGACACAGTGATTAAGGAAATAAATTGACAGTCTTCTATAGAATAACCTCTATACCATCAAGTAACCCATCACCAATTTTCCAGGATGACAAGATTAAACTCAATAAGATTTGTTTGAAATCATTTGTTAATGCTTTTAGTGATATTAGACCGACCATTAGGTTTATCTGTGACAACTGTGAAGATCCAGAAATGACGGATTATTTAATCCAGTCTACCGTCCCCTGGAAGTTCTCTACTGAGTATACCAAGGTAGGTCAGAACGAAACAATGCTGATGTCGTATGAAATGGCAAAGAATGAGAATGATTTTGTTTTATTCAATGAGTGTGACCATTTATGGCTACCCAAATCTGGTAATATAATGCTTAGTGCAATGGAAGAACTTGGGTTGGTAAGTGGATACGATCATCCTGACTTTTACTCAAGATATGACATTCACCCAAAAGAGGTAGAGATTAAACTAGTAGGGGGGCATCACTTTAGAAAGACCGCCAGAACAGTAATGAGCTGGGGTTGTCACGGCAATCTTGTCTTAAAAGAGTACGAAACTCTGATAAAGCACGGTTATTTAGATGATGAGGTCTGGAGAGAGTTGCGAGAACACGGACACCAGTTGTGGACAGCAATACCAGCCCTGGAAACTCATATGGTACGAGATTATATGGCACCTGGCGTTGATTGGAGTGAAACATGGAAATATCTGTAATTCTTACTACTTTAGTTCGACAACCAAAACACAAGCCAATGGTATTGGAGTGCGTTGAGTCTGTTAAAAAGTACAGCAAAGACATTCAGTTGATAATCTCAGATGATGGAAGCCCCCTAGATACTGCTTTTCTTATCCCTTACGCCAATACCTACATTCGCAGAGATCACGCAGGAGGCTGTGCGGTAGGTTGGAACCAAGGAATGAGACTAGCAACTGGTGAGTTTATTGTAGTACTGTCGGATGATGTAGTCGTTTGTGAGGGGTGGCTTGAGGGACTAAAGGAAGCACTAGATACCTTTCCCAATGCCCTAGTATCGGCTCTAGCGGTTGAGAAGATGCCACAAATAGGTGGATCAGGAATAGTCGAGCAGCGCAGGTGGTTCCCAGGGTGTTGCTTTATGCTACGAAGATCAGCACTCGATATAGTAGGCTACTTTGACGAGCAGTTTGCCCCCTTTAATTATGAAGATGTAGATTACTGGACTAGAGTAGCTAAGTCAGGTCATACGGTGGCAAGAAACTACAACCTCGAAGTACAACACAAAGAGGGTCAGGTAATTCACTCAATCGAAAACAATGGGGCAGTAGACTCCCAAAACAGACAAAGATACATTAAAAAGTGGGGCTTTGATCCTATCCCCATCCTCTATGACGGTTCTGGTAAGTTCCCCTGGGAGTTTTAATTTGTAAACCTAGTATCTCCTAGTCTATAAAGAATAGAGGAGATAATTATGGCAATTCAAACCCTTTCAAATATACTCATTGATGTAAACGCATATGTTGATCTTGAGGCAATACTTCCTACATCTGATGAACTTACTGTTAGAACCAACTACGCAAATCAGGTTATAAGAGATGCTTCTGATGTAGGACAACTTTCAGAGTTCAGCACTATTTATGAGGTAGACTCTGGCTCTGCTTCAACTGTAACAATGCCAGTAGGCTTTAGAGAGTTTGAAATCAATCCAAAACAGCTAGTAAACGGTACTTGGGTAGACTTTCCAGAGATAGATCCAAAAGAGAGATACAACAAAGCATCTGGAGATAAATACTGTTATATAACGGGCAATCCTGCTCTTGGATATATCACCAACTTTAATAATCTTGAAGCAAGTGCCACTCTTTCTTTCACTTATCAATCCTTTCCTACGGGCTTTCCAACTACAACCTCAAAGTGTGAGTTACGAGACTCAACCTATGTGGTGGTGGGAGTAGAGTCGTATGTCCTACAAGCTAGAGGTGATGATCGTTTCGTATATGTTGATTCGATTAGAGAAAAGAAACTTAAAAATATGTTTGGCAGGGCTATGAAATCCCCAGGTGGTCAATATCGTGTTGCACCTAGTGGATGGAAAAATCCCCTGGCTTAAATAAACTACAACAAATATGCCAGCATATTCAAATACCAACGCCTCTTATAAGCCAACTAAGAAACAAGTAGCTGACTGGAAAACCTTTAGAAAAGGGCTTAATCTTTTACTCCGCCCTACCGAGTTATCCAGAGATGAATACGCCCAGGGTGACAATATTATGCTCAAGGGGTCTGGTGTTCCTACGGGCAGGTGGGGAAGTTCTGTTTTCTTTGCTGTAGGTAGTTCTGGAACGGTTAGAGGCACCGGCACTTATGTTCAGGGCGCTACTAATGAAATCTTTGCCCTAACTGACGCTGGGTATGTGGAGAAGAAGAATGGCTTGCTTTCGACTCGTATTGATGGACAGTCGTGGCCCTCTGGCTCAATTATGAGAAGCGAGCAACTAGGTGGAGAGTCATACCTTGTTTCTTCCGATGTTCCCTTTACCAAGTACACTGGAACAAACTTTACTGTATTTGTGACAGTATCAGCACCAACAGGACTCTACGCCACCAATATTTCGGGTGTTTCTGGTACAAACAGAGTATCGTACAAAGTGCTGGCAAACACGCCCTCGGGTCACACAGAGCCTTCTGGCAACTATGTGCTTGATAATTTACCTAGTGACTTAACCGCAACCTCTATTGCAATAAAGTGGGTTGCGCCCTCTGCCCCAACTATTACTGGATATGAACTCTATAGAGGTCGTGAGGGGGATGAGACATTTCTTTCCGCAATCACCTCAAACACTGTTTCTTATGTAGATAAAGGATCAGATGCGGCTCAAACAATCGGACCACCTTTGACCAATACTACTGGGGGAATTAAATCACCAATAGTCAAGAAGTACCAGAATAGAATACTTTTAGTTACTGGAAGCAAACTTTTAATTAGTGCGCTCTATCCAGATCAGACAGACTTCTCTCTTATGGGCGGGGGTGGAGAAATTAACATTGACCCTGATAGTGGAGATGATATTACTGGCGTTGAGGTACAGCCCATTGCAGACCGTATCGTAGTCTACAAGAATAGATCATCGTATTTAGTCAAACTAGATTTTGTTAGTGTTGGTCCGTTCTACTTAATGGATCCAAGCTATCAACCAATTTCTACTGCTGTAGGGTGTTCCAATCAAGACACGATTGCTACTGTGGAGAATGACACCTTTTACTTTGGTAGAGATGGCATTTATGTTACAGGGTATGAGCCAAACTTTTTGAACATTATTCGTACTAATGAAACCTCTGCCAGAATAAGACCATATTTCGAGAAGCTGGGAGCATCAGATTATGCAGGTGCTTGTGCTATGTATGTAGATCAAAAATACATTCTTTCTTTCCCAAGACTTAAAGAATTGATTGTATATGATCGAGAAAGAGGGGCTTTTGCTGGTATCTGGAAAATGCCTTTTGGTATCTCTAGTATGAGGAAATACTTTGATGCCTCTGGTACTGAACACTGGGTGATTGCCAGCGCTGATGATAATAAAGTCTATGAGTTTGTCAGATCAGTAAATACGGATGATGGCACGGCTGTTATTAAAACCCTACGAACAAATAAAGAAGATTTTGGTGACTGGACAAAACTTAGTACAATTGAGTTCTTTTACGCCCTCTTTAGAGCAGTTACTGGTTCTGTAACCGTGAATATAATCATTGAAGATCGAAACGGAGTCAATCTAATTGCTAAGACATTCACTATTACTGGTTCTGAAACTTCTGGATTGACTGGTTGGGGTACTGATATGTGGGGGACTGCCCTTTGGGGTTCAACATTAACTGATGCTTTCTCTGCCTCACTAGATGAAATACCTCGCTGGGGGACACTATTCAAACAGGTGCGTTCTGTACAGGTAGAAGTTAGTTCAACCTCTACCGATTCAAACTTTGAGTTATTAAAACTAAATATGAGAGCAAAGAGATCATCTGGCACGCTTTCATCTAGCCAGAGAGTATAGAGTATAAAAATTGATAACCTAACTAAATAAGGATTAAAATAAAAAAATGTCTCAGCTTCTTTTCCCACCCTCAGCCAATGCGATAAGCAAACAGATCAATGCTAACTACACCAATGCAGATACGGTCATTACTTTAACAAACACTACCAGCATTCAAAACAAACCTGGAATGTGTCTGATAAACCGTGTTGATACTAACGGTACTCTCCAAGCAACATCTACCTGGACTTACATTGAGTTTACTGCTACCTCTGGGGCTACTCTAACAGGCTGTACAGTCATCTCGGGTGGTCAAGATCAGGCACTTGGCAAAGTAGTCGAGTTTGTTTCTGATGTAATTGCTCAACAGAGAATACTAGATGCTTTAACAAATCTTGTTGTAATTGCTACAGGAGCTGTTGATACCACTAAAGTAGTTACTCCAGCAGGTACTCAAACCCTCACCAATAAAACCATCACCTCACCAGTAATAAACACTCCTACAGGTGATGTGGCAACTCTCACAGGTACACAAACCCTTAGCAATAAGCGCTGGACTAAACGTACAGGTACAACTACTTCTCACGCAACGCCAACAATAAATACTGATAATGTAAGTTTTTACTCACTAACAGCACAGGCAGAAGATATCACTTCTTTTACGACTAATCTCTCTGGTACTCCTGTT